CTCTATTGAAGTAACAGCATCTATAGATATATTATCTTGCACATACCACATAACTGTAACCAACTCTGATGCCCTTGTTCCATGTCCTTCTGCTGTTGTAAATGTTGTTGCAGGGTCTGTTCCTGTTCCAAATGTTGCATAGGTGGTAATATTAGCGTTAGTGTATTGGCTTCCAAATGGAATCGGATGATGATTATTTGCAAGATGTGCAGTAGCTGCATTACTTACTCCAAAATAGGCATATTGCGTATTTACTATGTTACCTGAACCATACATTAGCTGACTTGTCGTATCTACTTTCATTACTGTATCGCCATTGGTTGCCCTTACTGATAGTGCTGTTGTAGTGTCATCATTGACTGGTCGGATATGCACAACATCATCTGAAATCGATAAAGCCGATGAACCTCCTCCTCCATCTTTTATTTTGCGAGCATTTGTATCCACTCCGCTATTAGAGTTATCTATTTGCAATAAATCTACATAACTTGCTTTTAATGTCTTTCCTGATAAACTCATTGTGTATTTATCCAATCTATAATTTCGTTAATTTTAGCTACCACCACCCTTATGATGTCTGGGAATGGTCCTTCAACTCCATCTTTTGCCACATCTGTATATGTATCTGAATTGACATCTATTTTATTAATTGTCATAAGTTCCTTTTATAGTCACTGAAAAATATAAATCTTGGTTAGCTGACGTTGATTCTTTTTTGTACATAACCCATAAGAAATCTGATGCACTAAAGGTGTTGCTTGAAGTTATATTTGTTTCGAGATGAAATACTCGTGTTGTGCTTGGAGGAGTTATAATTCCTGTAACCCCAATCTGAGTCAGTGAAAATGATGGGTCTGAATCTTCGATAGTCCCCTTAAAAACATAAAATCTGAACGGGTCATCCCATCCTGTATCAAGTGCCCTCCCTGACACTGTTATACTGGTTAATGCCCCTGATGTCGCAGGACCAAAGGAATATGAATAAGCATCTGAATATAAGATTGTAGTTGGGCTGCTTTCATAATTTGACCAAACATTTTCATTGGCGTAGTATTGAAAATAGTAATTAGAAGCACTATTATTATTTGTCTTATACCCTCCTGATGTATTACTCCAAAGGCGAGTAGATACATAATCAAGCCCATCAACAGAGTCGTCTACATACTTCTTTGTTGATACTTCATTATCTTCTGTTGGTTGTTCCTCTACAAACACACGATTATCTTTAAGTAATAAGCCAGTAGAGTCATCATTAATCTTGACAACCTGCCTATCTGATGATAGTGGATTTTGCGTTTCTAAGCTATTTGGCATCTATCTCTTTTTGCATTCTTTTCATCTTCTTGTTTATTCTTTTTATTTCTAAATCTAAATCGTTTGGCTCATATACATACTTCTGCAATGGCTTTATCTCAGGCAATACTGCCTTCCACACTTGTTTCATTATGAAAGGCAGAATTTTTGCTATAATCTTACTTGTTATCAATCCTCAACCCTCTTACAAACCCTCTAACAATGCTTCCAAACACATTATCTACAAGGTCAATAAAATATGGCTCAATCGTAGAGTTCCATACTTTCTTTGTGGCTGACCATTTACTAAGGTTTAACGTCATCACTCGACCAATGCTTTCGCACCCTGTTTCAATGACTGAGCAGATATGCTCGTTAGGTATCTTCTTTAATACCCATAGAACGATGGCTGCTGAACCACCACCCATTAATAATCCTGAATTACTACCTAATACTCCTAATACTGAATCTATCATGTATTACTCCTTTTAATAATTATTTTCTCGTTTATTGAGGAATTTCTCTTTTAGTCCATTCCCACTAAGACTTGCCAAAATTTCTACTATAGCGTGATAACTGGCTTTCGTGTCTTTTATATCTAAGCTCTGTTGCTTCTGAGCATTGATTAGCCCAATGATTATATTCTCAAATCGTTCATTGGCACTATCTAAATCTTTTTTTAAATCGTTCTGAATCCAAGAATTTTGTTTCCAAATGAAATATCCGAAACAAAAGCACATTGTGATTGGTACGCCGTACTGGTCTAATATTGCAAAAACATCCATTATTTGCCTATATACATTCTTTTAAACAGGTATAGTATAATTAAAATAGCAGTTATTGTTAATACATCAGCCATATGATTTCCACTATCACTCTCTATATTCCCAAATGGTGTTTCCACCCTAACCGATTCTACCTTAACTCTTTCTTCCATTTACACTACTACCTCGAATATTGTTTTCTTTGTTTTTATCTTACCATGCGACTTTGCATTATACGCTTCGAGTGCTTTGTCTATATCATAGCCCTCGTTTTCTGTGTTTTGCAGGTCAATTTTAATCCCATCCCTATTCCCATTGCCATAGAATATATAACAATTCTGACTTGCCCTACCATTGAGATTAAGTGCTTTCTCTGAATAATCATTTGCACCAACCATAGAAGATGACCTACCAAAATTGTCACCGACTCTTGCACTATGAATGTGTCCAAATATAATATAGTCTATCTTAATACCTTTCAGCGAATAGCGACCTGCTATTTGATTTACGGCTGTGTCGAGCTTACCTCTAAATGAACCATGTCCGTGCATCATTAAAAGATTCTGCCCTGCTACGTTAATCACTAATTCTGATGGGTCTCCATGTATAAATTTTACATTACTTTCTCTAAATAAATACCTCAAACATTGAAAGATGGTGTAGTCGTAATTATCGGTTGCCACTACATCACTCCAACCCATCTCTTTATTTGCTCTACCTTCATTTCCCACGACTGATGCGACAGTCACATTAAAGTCTTTTGTCATATCAAGTATTGCTTGTTGTAATATGTCCACTCCTAAGAATGTTGCTTTAGCTCTGTTTGTAGCTTGATTCAATAGCTCATCCAATCTCCTATCGCTATTCATAAGGTCTCCAGTCAATGAGAATACTATATTACTCACATTTGCCGTTTTAAAGTACATTTTAGCCTTATTTACGAAGTATCTTATTCTTTTGGAAGCAATGCTAAAGTCATATTTATTGTTCTCTAAATCAACGAGTTCATTAAAGTGGACATCTGAAAACTGGATTACGCCAACAGCCTTATTGTTGGTCTTGTGTTTCGTAGTAGTACAATTTAAACTATTATTTTCAAAAAGCGTCTTTAATTCTTTACTGTATTCTTCTACTGCATTTTCGATTCTTGCGTGTTCACGAAATGCTTTATTATGTATTCTATTCTTGTCTTGAGCTTTCTGCTTCTGCTTGGAGAGTCTTACATTTTCTCTTATTACTTCTACATCAGCATCATAAATTGGGTATATCGTTTTTACATGGCAACTTTTACATTTATATCTCTGTTGCTTTCTTTCATTTAATCCTTGCTTAGTCATGCCCTCGTGGTAACAATTTGGGCATATAAGCTCTTTAGGACTTATATCTATCATTTACAACCTTGCTTTTAAGTGTTACTCCTCACTTTTGTGTAGCTCGAAATGGGGATAATCTCTAAAGCCTGTATCTGAAGTCTGAAAATCTCTATCCCAATCGTTTCCCCAAATTAATTTTATACCCATTTTTTCTGAAATCCCTAATACGAACCCTGCAAATAAAGTCATTCTTTCGTAGTCTTTCCAGTCTATAGGATAAGGTAAGACATCCACAGCCCGAGAAGGCTTGCTATTATGACGACCATGAGGGTATTTAACCTTTGACTTGCCTGACTCGTAACATTCGTTTTGTTCTTTTTCACCTCTATATCCTTTGAGAACTGAGCAATCCACGTATTTAATAACTTCATTGAATACTCCTTGTAGTCTTTTGTCACAAGTGGCTAAGTTTTCTCTTGACCTTTTACCGAACTTAGGCATCTGCTTCTGTCCATGTTGATTTAGCAAGTTCTGTTAATATTTCGCTATGGTTATAAGTTGTCATGCCATCAAAGCAAGTAGGTGTGTCACCATCCCATTTCAATATTGCTTTAGTTCCATCTAATGTTTTTCTTAACGTACCCATCGATGATTGGTTTGCACTATATATCATTTCTTCTGTTATATCAGATACGTTTACTATAACCCATTTTCTATTACTATAATCCATTAAGGCGTATCTCCTTCAAAATGTCCCGGTTCCATATTTAACATCAGACCACTATTGAGTTTATCTATTTCTGTAATTTTAAAGTCATCTAAATAAACAAAATCACCATTTTCTAAGTTATCACCACCTGCTGCTCTTAAATATATTGCACCACTACCACTATCCTCTTGACATAAAAACGTATAGAATATACGTTGCCACTCATCTTTCGTTCCATGTTGTGCTATATTATAATCGTGTTCACCTATATTTGTTGTAGCATCTCCAAACTGGTCTGCACTATAAATATATATATCTCTTGTTCCACTCCACGATGATGGGATGTAAACATAGCCTTCTGCTATATATATTTTCCCTGATTCCATACCTGATGTGATATTTGCTGTTTTCCCAAGCCATTGGCTTGTCGTATCTGTCGTGCATTTTAATACACCTGCACCTCCACTATGGCTTGATATATCTGTACTTCGTGCAACTGTTCCTGAAGAATAATCTAACCAACCATCTTCATCTGAACCAAATGTTGATGACATTATTAATTTACTACCTGCCGATGATGCACTATTTTCTACATATTGAAATCTTCTATTATTAGCATTACCATCACCCATACGCCACCATGCTTGTAAGTTCCCCGAACATACGCCTTCTTTATGATTGTAAGGCTCTCTACCATTGTAAAGTGTTTTTACTTCTGATTTTGTAAGTCCTTTATTGTAGTATGCAACATCTGATATATTTCCAGTAAAGTATTCAGAACCACCAGATTCTCTGCCAATCGTAAAGTCATTATTGGCATCACTAATAGTACCATCTGCTGCAAGTAAGTCATCAGCACCACCATCTACTGCTGTTACAAAATTTTTTCTTACGCCATCTACGTATAATGAATATACTGAATTAGCTCCATTTGTAGTTCTTGTTGCAACTACGTGATACCACCTATTTGCATCTAAAGCAACAGAGTATATAGCAGATTTTTTTATTGAGCTTCCACCTGAACCTGCGTGAATATCAAAATATAAATAATTATTTGTGTTAAATACTCCTAATGCCCATCCATCATTGTCATAAGGACTTGAAGTAAAACTATTACCTTTTGCCACCATAGTCATTCTATCATCAGCAACTGTTCTTTTAAACCAAATAGATACAGAAAACTCTGATGTCCCTACATCTAAAGAGGAATCAGAACCACAATTCACATAATCATTACTACCATCAAACGCCAAAGAAAACTCATCTCTGAATACATCTCCACCCATTGTTGTTATTCTACGTGTCGGAAACATTAGTCTTTAACCACGCCAAATTTAAACTCAATATCTTCGCCTGAGCCTATAACAATATCGCCACCTGAATTATTTATAACTGCGAAATATAAACTTTTTGTGTTGTTATTTGCCTTTAAAACTGCACCTATATTGTGTTTTTGAGCCACTCTAACTGTTCCAATATCATCCCATGAAGTTAAATTAACAACTACAAAACTGCTATCACCTGCTGCAGGTGCTGCTGTTGGTGCATCGCCAACTGCTCCAAAATCTGCGTTATCGCCTGTTATCACTAAAGTAACTCCTGTTGTTACAGAGTCTGTAGTGTCTATGCCTACAACTGATTGCAATATTCCACATCCACCAATCGTAGCTACAGCATTTGTTATTAATTCGCCCTCTGCCATTAGGTCGCCAGTAGAATATGTTGCTTCTGCTATGTCAGGAATTACATGGATAGAATCAACTGCCATCTTGTTGAGTTTTTCTTGTACTGAAAATTGTCTTATTTTTGTTTCTGCCATTTTTATTCTCCTTTAAGGTTGGCTACCATGAATAAGGTATATTATTTATCTTCTTTCTTTGCTTTTTTCTTAGGCTTTGCTTTTGGTTTCTCTTTTTTAATTTCATTACCCTTAGCATCGCACTCTATAAATCTGTCTTTAAGTGAATCTATATCGTGTGTAGGAATCACTTTAATTATTACTCCATTTGGTTTTTTAAAAAATTGGTCTGCCATTTTATTCTCCATATAATGAGGGGAGCATTACACTCCCCTCGATTAATCAGTTATTAAGAAACATCTGATAGAACATAGACACCAAAAGCATCTTTAATTTCTACCTCGCCCCAAAATCCACAAACTACGTATTCAGTAGTTCTGAATGATGCGTTTCTTTCTGTTTCTAATCTAAACAACCCATCTACACCGATTGCAAGTCCAACAGCCCCACGTGAGAATGCAAATCCTGCTGCATCTCCACCTGAGCCTACATTTTCTTCTATTTGGTCTGACCAATAAACATTAAATCCTGCAAGTGAACCAACAGCACCATTCTGCATTGTTTCTTCACCCTTAGCACCCATCAATGACATTGGCTTTGAGTTAGAACCTGTTACTGCTGCATCTTGTAGTAGTCCTGATAGACCTTTTGCACCCCAAACCTGTTTTGGTGATAACACTAAGTTATAAGGCATCGGTGCTCCTGCTGCCCTAAGCTGTCGCATAGAACCAAAAACGTGAGAAAGAGCTAATTGTGTTCCTGCTCCACATTCTGTTTGTGAAAATGCTGTACCTAATGCTGTTAGGTCTGTATCCAGTTTTGCTGCAACAGCATTACCAAGAACTGCACCTACATTGCCTGTTAAATCTTCTGCATTACCCATAACAGCCAAATCAGACACATCTGCTCTAATAACGTGTTCTGTGATAGTTGCTGACCTTGCTGTTGTTGTTACCGATGTTACAGTTGTTTCATCAGCACCATCGCCCGGAGTACCAACATCTGTGGTTGCAAGTTTTGTGTAGTCTGCAAACTGCACATGGTTAGAACCTCTTACAGCTTGTTTTGATGTTACAAGTGGAAGCATTACGTTTGCTTTGTTGAAAGCTATTACAGCATCGCCAATAGTTCTTCCAAGACCACCTGCTGCAACGCCAGTGTCGGTTTCTGCCATAAGATGATTACCTGCGTAACCACCCATAACAAATCCCTGTATATTATTTAATAAATGATTCATTATTTATAACCTACCTTTGTTTTAATTTTTAATTATTTTACCATTACTATCAAACGAAACCCCGCCAAACATTCCAATAGAATTTACGATTGATTTGCCTTGCTGACCTCTTGTTGCTCTATCTTCAAGCTCATCTACATAGGTATCGTAATCCATATTACTACCTTTGTATTTAACTGAACAATCTCCATCAGGTTTTATGTCTACTTCCATGTCACCTTTTGGGTCAAAATCAACGCCAAATATCTTGCTATGGTCTTTCTTAATAGCCAATCGTGAATTTCCCTAATGGGTTTGGACTTTGGTTCTGTTGTTGATATCCTTCAGGGTCTTTCTCTGCCCATTCAGCATAAGAACCATAGCCACCAAATTCCCCTGTTCCCTTTGTTGAGTTCGCAGGTCTTTGATTAGGTGTTCCAACTGTGTTTGTTTGCGTAACCCTGTTTGCAAACATTTCTAACTTATCAAGGGACAACCCCTCTGCAATCAATTTATCGTCATCGCTTGTAATCGTTTCCATTATTGATGCTCTCTTGTTAGACTTGTACTCTGTATATTCGTTTGCAATAGTAGATAGCTTTTCAATCTTAGCGTTAGCTTCGCCTAACAGTGTTTTGTATTCGCCTTGCTTTTCAAGTTCTTTCTGTCTTGAAGTTTCCTGCTCTGATGTGAACTTGTCAAGCTGTGCTTTATACTCATTAGCTTGTTCTAACGCTTTATTCTTTTGTGCTATCACTTCATTGAAGCGATTATCAGGTACATTTTTATAGTTATCATTTGTATCAGCTTGTGTGCTGTCATTTTTTACGTTGTTGTTTTCAACTTGGGTTTGATTGTTTTCTTCTGACATTTTTACCTCTTAAGTGAGTTATAAGTAACAAATTTACATAGTTATATTAGCAATTAATTGCAAGAAAAAAAATAATTATTTTCCTAAAGTTATTTTAGTTGTTTTATTAGGAAATTGTTTTGCTATTTCTTTGCCGACATCTTGCTCTATATTTTTAAGTATCTTCTTTGGAAATGGTTGTTTTTCTGCTGACAATTCTCTTTTCATTTTGTTGAGGGAAGCAACTTTACCACCATGTGCCGCAAACCTAATCCCAAAGGATGCAGCTGTTGCGAAGGGTTTGGTGTCGTTTTTTAAATCACCAGTCAATACTGGTGTAATCTTGTTAGCGTACCCACCTGATTGTCTTTTGAACTTATTGGCTCTTTTCTTCTCTCCGTAACCTACTGAATATGCTTTAAATGGTCTCCCAAATACATCCTTGCCTTTCTCAAATATATGGTCTACATACGCTTTACGTGTTTTAAGTGACATCTTCTGCATGAATTTTAAATTAAACATCTGTTCTTGCATCCTTACTCTTTGACTCAGCTTGCACTGGAATCCATTGATGCCTACAATTATATCCACCACCTGATATAAACACACTTGCACCAAACCTTGATTCTATTTGTTCTTTGGTTAGATTCCCTGAACCCCACATATCTAAACAGACATCCCTTGTCCTGTCGTCAATCGCACCTACATATCTATATTGTTGATTCTCTCCTAACTGGTCTATCATTACTTTACCCACACTACGAGAGTAATCATTTAGTCCTGTTGTTACAAGTGTTTCCATTTGTTTGCCTGATAGTCCTGCTTGTTGTTGTATGGCATCAAATATGCCTTTCTCTGTGCTACCTGCTATCGCACCTTTAACTATCTCTTTCTTAATTATGTTTCCCATTTGACCTAAATGATTTGCGAATGTTGATGTGCTAAAATTGGTTAGGCTTCTCAATGTTTCTTCGGTTATATTGGCTACTACATCCATGTCTTTTAAAACCATTGTGTGTGCTGACGTATATCCTTGCATTATGTTTTTGGCTTTCATTCTCACGATTTCTTGAACGTCAAGTTGCTCTATGGCGAATAAAAACTCATCTATGCTTTGGAATCTGTCTGCTTTGGATAAAGTCAATAAATCTCTTACCAACTCTTGTTGAAGTTGGTCGGTCTGTCGTGCTACTTGTGCTGCTATGTTATCTATCTTTGTTTGGTCTGCCATTAGCTAACTGGTGTTGTTAAGGCTTCAAGTAAACTACCTTGTGGTGACTCCTCCGATTGTGTTATTGTTACTCTCTCGTCAAGATACGCTTGTGCTGATTGCCTATCAGGAAATCTATCAGCATCTTTCTGCATTAATATGTCTACAACGTCTATAATTCCTTTAGATAATTCCCAATCCCATTTTTCTCGTTGTTCTTCTTCTGATAGAACTTCCATGTTTTCTTCGTAATCTACTTTTAATAATTCGCCTGTGCTTCTGTTGGCTTCTACGTTAAGTATAATTGATTCAAGGTCATATAGTTTATACTCAATCTCTTTCCATCTGATTACGTCTGAGATGCGTGAGTCTGTTAGTTCTTGGTTACGCAACTTAATTGCAACCCCACTTTGTGCAGCAGTTCCCTCTACGAATGAAATGTTGAGGTGATAGTTTTGTGCAAGTAGCTTATAACTATGCTCAATGGAGGAAGCGAGGGCTTCGACTGTATTCGGTGGGGATACAATATTCATTGTTCCGTCAATGCCAAGAAAACTAACCTTGTCTTGACCTATTTCTAATGTGTCTTTTTCTATCTGTGAGCCATTAACGTACATATAACCAAACGACTGAAACA